TTACGAGAGGCATTTTTATAATAGTATTATCAATTGCATGGTTGATTATTTTCAATACACCAACAGAGGAATAATGGAATTAACTGAAGAGAATGTGCTTAAAGTGTTAGAGGAACTTATTCCTTATATTGAAGCTGATGGTGGATACTTACAACTTTACGATATAGAACACGAAACAGGATATGTTAAGGTAAAACTTGGAGGTGCATGTGAGACATGTGCTATGAGCACTATGACTTTGAAGCAAGGTATAGAAAAGAAACTAATGATGGAGATACCAGATGTGGTAGGAGTCGTTCAAGTATTATAATGGAAATTGACAATCAGATAAGATTAGGACATCTATTACTTTCTGATAGGAAATGTAGAGTATGCGGAGAAACTAAAAATTTAATAGATGGATTTTATTTAACTAGGAAAGATAGAGGAACATTAGCATCAGCTTATTCTTATGAATGTAAAGTATGTACTGTTAGAAGAATTGTAGAAAGTAGAAAGAATCAACAACCTCATACAGATTGGAATTATCCAGATTGGTAATGTTCATGGATTGTTTCCCCAATGAAAACATCGAAAACAATAAATATTTTCAGATAAACTGAGACGAGGCTAGACAACATGGCGACTCCACAATTATCTCCTGGTGTATTAACTAGAGAGGTGGATCTGACTGTAGGGAGAGCAGAAAATGTATTAGATAATATTGGCGCCATTGCTGGTCCTTTTGAGATTGGTCCTATTGATGAAGCTACTGACATCACTACAGAAACCCAATTAATCAATACATTTGGGAAGGCAATTTCAACTGATGCACAGTATCAGTATTGGATGACTGCATCTTCATTCCTAACTTATGGAGGAGTTCTTAAAGTTGTAAGAACTGACGATGATGATTTAGTCAATGCTAATGGCAATAGATCACATGAGACTAATGTAACTGACCTTAAAATTAAGAGCTATGATGACTATGTGGCAAACTATGCTGGCGTAGGTCAGACATTTGGTTATGCTGCTAAGACTCCTGGTACTTGGGCAAACAACCTTAAGGTTTGTACTATTGACAATGCTGCAGACCAGACAATTGCAATAGGATCTACTACTGGTGTTTCAGTTGGTTTTGGTCTTACAACTCCACTTACCGCTCAAATCATAGCAGGTTCTGGAGACACCTCAACTTTCACTGGATATCTTAAAGGTATTATTACAGGTGTTGGAGCATCAACAATTGATGTAAAGATTGTAGAAAGAGTTACTTCACTTGGAGTTTCAACTGCTATAACTTATGCTCAAGGTGATCAAGCAAGAGCATTTGTTCAAGGAAATGAAGTTACTGTTGTAAATGCCAGTGCTGTTGGTATAGCTACTACTACTACAAGTGGTTCAAATTATGTTAAAGACTGGTATGACCAACAAACACTTGGATTGACAAACTCAACAGTATATTGGAAATCTTTATCTCCTAGACCACTTACTTCACAGTGGGCAGAAGATAGATCATCTAAAAATGATGGTATGCATGTGGTAGTTGTAGATGACCTTGGAGATGTAACAGGTATACAGGGTAATATTTTAGAGAAGAGTTTAAACTTATCTAAGGCAAAGGATGCAGTTTCTGCAGAAAATGCACCACAGAAGATATTCTATAAGGATTACCTATCACTTTATTCTGATTACATCTATGCTGGAGATGATCCTTCAGATGGTTCAGATGGATTTGTAGCAGTATCAGACTTTAGTTCTGGATATACTCCTATCAGTCAAGCTAATGGTGGTTGGAATAGAAATGCACAGGGTCTTACTTTTAATGTTGTAGGAAATAACACTTACACATTAACTGCTGGTGCTGATTACTCTGCTACTGGTGGATATGAAGCAACCCTTGGCAATCTAATTACATCTTACAACTTATTTAAGAATAAGGATGAGATAGCAGTTGATTACCTACTCATGGGACCAGGTCTTGGAGACAAGTCACAATCTCAAGCAAAAGCAGGTAGATTGATTTCTATTGCTAATGATAGAAAAGATTGCATGGCAGTTATTTCACCTCATAGAGCAGACGTTGTTGATATAACAAATACAGATACTCAGACAGATAATGTAATTAAGTTCTATAGTCCATTAGCATCTTCATCATATGCAGTATTTGATACTGGATACAAGTACACATATGATAGATTCAACAATAAATTCCGTTGGATACCAACTAATGGAGATGTTGCTGGATTGATGGTAAGGACAAGTGTTAATGCTTATCCTTGGTTCTCACCTGCTGGACAGCAAAGAGGAATCTTGAATAATGCAATTAAACTTGCTTATAACCCAGATAAAGCACAAAGAGACCAACTCTATCCACTAAGAATTAACTCTATAGTTAATCAGCCTGGAACTGGTATCATGCTCTTTGGAGATAAGACTGGTTTAGGTTATGCATCTGCCTTTGATAGAATCAATGTTAGAAGACTATTCTTAACAATTGAGCAAGCACTACAGAAAGCAGCAGAAGCACAACTCTTTGAACTTAATGATCAAGTTACAAGAGCAAACTTCATTAATATTGTTGAACCATATCTAAGAGATGTTGAAGCAAAGAGGGGTCTTTATGGATTCCTAGTCATTTGTGATGAGACAAATAACACTCCTGATGTGATTGATAACAATGAATTCAGAGCAGACATCTTCCTGAAGCCTGCCAAGTCAATCAACTATGTTACTCTTACATTTGTTGCCACCAGAACTGGTGTTAGCTTTGAAGAAGTAGCAGGTCGAGTTTAACTTATTAAATCTAAATAACAAAAGGAGATTTTAAAAAATGGCAGTAATTCCACAGAGAACTATTTCTCAATTTAAATCCAAACTGATTGGAGGCGGTACTCGCCCCAATCTGTTTGAGGTTCAAGTCAACTTCCCAGATGGTGTAGACCTTGGTATTCAAGGTGATGGTGGTGGAGAGTTTGATGGAGATAGATTTAGATTTTTATGTAAAGCAGCACAACTTCCTGCATCTAATGTAGCAAACCTTGAAGTTCCTTTTAGAGGACGTACTTTAAAAGTTGCTGGAGACAGAACTTTTGATCCTTGGACTGTTACAGTAATCAATGATCAAGATTTTGGTCATTATAGAGCATTCCAAGCATGGGCTCAGAACATTTCTCAGTATGGAGATTCATCAGGTTTAACTGATCCATCATCATACATGGGTAATGCTACAGTCTATCAACTTGGTAGAAATGCAGCTAGTCAGCAAGGATCTAATAGTCCTGCTACAGATAGTAATATTCTTGCTCAGTATAAGTTTGTGGATATATTCCCAACCACAATTGCTGCAATTGACCTATCATATGATACAAGTGATACAATAGAAGAGTTTACGGTTGACTTCCAAGTACAATACTGGTATCCTGAAAGAGCAGGTGCTGGAGCCTAATAAATAAACATATAAGGTTAACTTTTAATAATGGCAAGGTTATTTGGATTTTCTATAGAGGATACGGAAAAGATACCACCAGGTGTGGTATCTCCGATTCCTCAGAATAATGCTGACGGATCGGACCACTACTTAACTAGTGGTTTTTTTGGTTCGTATGTAGATATTGAGGGTGTATATAGAACTGAGTTTGAATTAATAAAAAGATATAGGGAGATGGCATTACACCCAGAGTGTGATAGTGCTATTGAAGATATTATACAGGAAGCAATTGTTTCAGATACTAATGATTCACCAGTAGAAATTGAGTTATCTAATCTCAATGCTAGTGATGGTATTAAAAATAAAATTAGAGAAGAGTTTAAAGCAGTTAAAGACCTTTTAGATTTTGATAAGAAAGCACATGAGATTTATAGAAACTGGTATATAGATGGAAGAATATATTACCATAAAGTTATTGATTTTAAGAAACCAGAAGAAGGAATAGTTGAATTAAGATATATTGACGCTATGAAAATGCGTTATGTAAGACAGCAGAAGAAGCAAGATAAAGATGTTAGGATTGCTAATATTAATAATGACAATCCTATGGAATATGAATTTCCTGAGATTGAAGAGTATTTTATCTATAGTCCTAAGTCAACTTTCCCATCTCAAATGCCATCTGCCATGACTGGTGGAAATAAGGGAATTAAGATGACTAGGGATTCTGTTGCATATTGCACTAGTGGATTAGTAGATAGAAACAAGGGATCAACTTTATCATACTTACATAAAGCAATTAAAGCAGTCAATCAACTTAGAATGATTGAGGATAGTCTTGTTATATACAGATTATCAAGAGCACCAGAAAGAAGAATATTCTATATTGACGTTGGTAATTTACCTAAAGTTAAGGCAGAACAATACCTTAAAGAGGTAATGTCTCGTTATAGAAATAAGTTAGTTTATGATGCTAACACTGGTGAAGTTAGAGATGACAGAAAGTTCATGTCTATGATGGAAGATTTCTGGCTACCTAGAAGAGAAGGTGGTAGAGGAACTGAAATCACAACACTTCCAGGTGGACAAAACCTTGGTGAACTTGCTGATATTGAATATTTCCAAAAGAAACTTTATAGGGCATTAGGTGTACCCGAATCTAGAATTGCTGCAGATGGTGGTTTTAATTTAGGAAGATCATCTGAAATACTAAGAGATGAAGTTAAATTTAGTAAGTTTGTTGGTAGATTAAGGAAGAGATTTGCTAATCTATTCAATGATATTCTTAAGACTCAATTGCTTCTTAAGAATGTAATCACCCCAGAAGATTGGGACATCATGAGTGAGCATATTCAATATGACTTCCTCTATGATAACCATTTTGCAGAACTCAAAGAGTCTGAACTATTAGCTGAAAGATTAACTATGGCAGCATCTGCTGAACCATATGTTGGTAGATACTACTCACAAGATTATCTAAGACGTAAGATCCTTCGTCAAACTGATGAGGAAATTATAGAACAAGATAAGATTATGAAGCAAGAAATTGAGGATGGGGTAGTACCTGATCCAGCAATGATGATGGACCCAGCTATGATGGGTATGGAAGGTGAGGGTGGTCAAATGGGACAAGTTCCTATGGAACCAGAAGTAACAGATACAACCAAAACTAAGGTAGAAATGCCTAAGGGTGGTGAAATCTAATAAATAAACTGTAAGGATTTTAAAACAATGGATGAATTGCTCGATATGATTACCAAAGATGAGAGTCCCTCTGGTATCAGTGACGCTATTAAAGATGCTCTTTATGCTAAGTCTGCTGAGAAGATAGGTGCTCATAAAAACTCTGTAGCTGCTTCACTTTTTGGATCTCCTGAAGATGAAGAACAACTACAACAAGACGTAGAAGATGCTGCTGCTAGAATTTCTGGACAAGATCAGAATGGAGAAGCAGAAGTAGAGTCTGAACCTGAGGGTGAAGAATAATTATAAATAAATAAAATGATTCTGTATAAAGAGAATGACGCTTAGGACAGTTGGAGCAGGAACCTCAATAACTACGGGTGCAGCATCTCAGCAATCAGTACCAATATCTGGTAAATCTACTGCAATAAGAGTGGTTGCTACTGGACAAAACACACATGTGGCTATTGGAACTGAACCTACTGCAGCTGTAACTGATTTTGTAGTACCAAAAGATAGTGCTGCTACTTTGGCATTTAGTAATACATCTGCTAGGATAGTTAGTTACACTAAAGGAACAACTACTATATTAGATTTCCCAGAAGGAACATCATCTCCTTTTGCGGTAGGAGACTATGTTAGTTTAAGTTGTCCAGCTAATACTGATTTTGATTTTACTCATAAAAGAGTGAAGACTGTATATAATGCATCTAGTGCTGCAAATTATGGTGCAGGAGAAAACTGGTTTGGTCAAAGAATCATAGTTGAACATAATAGTGGTTCAGTTAGTGGTACTTTTAATGATCCAGACGCAACTCTAAGAGCATCTTTTAAAGTTGCTGCTAGAACTGATAGTGGTTCTGGTAAATTGTACATTCAACAAGTTCAAATTTCAGGAGAAGCATAATGAAACTCATTAGAGAAGAAATCGAATCTGTTGAATTTATAGTTGAAAACAGAGGCGGTAAAAAACAACTTTACATTGAAGGTGTTTTTCTTCAAGGAAACATAAAGAACAGAAATGGTCGTATGTATCCTATGGAGACACTTCGTAGAGAAGTTACTCGTTATAATGAAAATCATGTATCATCAGGAAGAGCACTTGGAGAACTGGGACATCCAGAAGGTCCAACTGTTAATCTTGATAGAGTATCCCATAAGATAGTATCACTTAAAGAAAGTGGTTCTAATTTTGTAGGAAAAGCAAAAATCCTCTCTACCCCTATGGGTAAAATTGCATCTTCATTAATAAGTGAAGGTGTAAAGTTAGGTGTTTCTTCAAGAGGTATTGGTTCACTGAAGCAAACTCGCGAAGGAATTAATGTTGTTGGTGAAGACTTTATGTTAGCAACAGCAGCAGATATAGTAGCTGATCCTTCAGCACCAGATGCATTTGTTTCTGGAATTATGGAAGGAAAAGACTGGGTATGGGATGGAGGTGTTCTTCGTGAGAAGTATGCTGAAAAAACATACAAAACGATCAATACTCTGGTTGATCAGAAAAAATTAGATGAGCATAAACTTAATTTATTTAACGACTTCTTATCAAAGTTATAAGTTATCTAAATAAATATAGTTTAATCGGATAATCAGAGGGTTTACAAATGTCTCGTGGAGATTTACAAGAAATGGAAGTAGGCACTAAGCAATCCAAAGGACCTGTTAATGCTAATGCAAAGCCAGGTGACCCAATGGAGAAGTTGAAAAATCCAGGTGATGGATTGTCAACTAGTTACGAAGATTTAGGTGGTCCTACACCAGAAAATTACAAACCAGATAATGATTCTGCGAAAATAAAAGAACCTCGGATTAAAACTGTGAGAGATGTAGTTAACAAAGGTGCAAAACCTGCTGAACCTATGCAAAAATTATCTCCTGCAGAAGCGTTAAAATCAGGTGATGAAGTAGAACTAGAAGATAGTCAAGAAATAGTATCAGAAACAGAAGTAACTACAGAAGATACAGTAGAAGAAGAAACAATAGAAATTGACATTGAAGCAGATGTCAATGCTCTTTTAGGTGGTGAAGAACTATCAGAAGAGTTTAGAGAAAAAGCAAAGACAGTTTTTGAAGCTGCTTTGCAGTCTAAGGTCAATCAGTTGGCTGAGGACATGCAAGCTAAGTATGATGAGAAGCTTGCAGAAGAGGTAGAGTCAACTAAGTCTGAATTAGCAGAAAGAGTTGATGCCTATCTTGAGTATGTCTCAGAAGAGTGGTTCGTTGAAAACGAACTGGCTATTGAGCATGGACTCAAAACAGAATTGACTGAATCATTCCTTGGTGGAATGAAGAATCTTTTTGAAGAACATTATGTAACAATCCCTGAAGATAAGTATGATGTGCTTGAGAGCATGGTAGACAAACTAGATGATATGGAGACAAAACTCAATGAGCAGATTGATAAGAATATTGGATTGAACAAGAGACTCGGTGAGTCTGTTGCTTCTAATATCTTAGAATCAGTTTCTGAAGGGTTGGCAGCAACTCAAAAGGAAAAGCTTGCTTCACTTGCTGAAAGTGTAGAGTTTGATAGTGAAGACGACTATCGTGGTAAGTTAGAAGTTCTTAAGGAGTCATACTTCTCTAGAACTGCTACCGAATCTGCTAAGGAAACATCTAAAGCACAAACCCTTTCTGAGGGAGTAGATAGTACAGTTGCACCAGCTTCTGGTGGAATGGATGCTTATTTACAGGCATTAGGTGCATTCAAACCAAAGCAGAGTTGAAGTAATTATTAATTCAAACGTAAATTTCACACTTTTATAGGTAAAAGCAAAATGTTCCAATCAGAACAATTGCAGGAAAAGTGGGCTCCTTTACTTGACTATGAAGGTCTTGATCCAATCAAAGACAGTCACCGTAAAGCAGTAACCGCAGTTCTGC